GATCTCAGAAAGAGATGACTTCGCCGCTTCAAGTTTGCCCGTAAGTTTGGCTTTACGGTTTTCAAGCGACTCTCTTTTCTTTACGAGGTCTTCCATAGAGTCATCCAAAGCTGATCCTTTCATTAGTAAAAAACATGGATACTCTTCTATATCAGAATTAGTTTAAAGGTTGTCTTTTTTACCCATCGAAAATTCCAAAAAACCATCAGCCCCCTCAACAGGGTTGGGTACTTTAGCTCTTCTTAATCCTCGTTTTGCCGCATTTCTTGATTTTTGAGCTTGTCTTTCTTCACACACAGACTCGAAGTTGCACATTGAGCAGTGTTTAGGTATCGGATTAGGTTCAAACACACCTCTGTTAATGGCTTTAGAAGTCTGAATAGCTTCGTTAGCGAGTCTTTTGATGTCAGTGGCCTCAATGGGGACTTCTACATAACCTGTCCAATTCTCTCGGTACTTCTCATCAACGAACTTTAGCTCTGATGGGGGGTTATCGCTAGGGTATCGAAAGTAATAAAAGCCGACACTTTCAGGGAGTTGGTTATGCTGTAGTCTGAAGCACAGAGCATACCATCGCAGTTGGTCGGGGTCTTCATATTTGCCTGGTGTGGTAGCGTTCTTTCCATCAAGGATATGTATTTTATCTTGTCGATCTCTATAAACGAGGTCAGCTATACCACAAGCATTAAAGTACTTGTTGACGGAGGGGGTCATTCTATATTCGGGATGGTTTGATCGACCCAAGAACTTATTTTCATGAACAATCTGAAGAAAGTTTTGAATACCCGACACGCAAAGTTCAATACAGTCTTCACGAGTCATATAGTTCCATAAGCAATATCTTTTTTGCTCTTGAAAGACGAATTCCTTTCTAACTTTTTCCTCTAGCTCTAAAGCTAGGGGTTTATCAAAACCTTTTCGCCAAAGTTCGTGTTTGTAGAAGTCTTCTGAAACGGAAGCTAGGACAGAACCCATTAATAGATGGTGTTCAGACTTCCTGTCTTCTTCAGGTGGTAAGGACTTAGGGTTTCCATGACCATTACCTAAATCATGTTGAGGATGTCCTTTAGTCCAAAGGAATTTTTGAGGGCATTCTCTCATCATTTTAATGTGCGACCAATAAATGTTCTTCATATTACTCTCGTCTTGCTTCACAGTTCACCTCCTACAGTACCGAAGCTAAGACTATATATAGGATTTTTTTGGCTATAGGGTGCTTTCGAGGTAAAAAATCACTTGTTCTTTCACTTCATTAGGTAAAGGCATTTCTTTCACTCTACTTGTTAAGTTTAGACCCTGCCAACTTTTACCTGCTACAGTTTTCATCTTCTCAACTATTTCTAACATACGATCTGAATCTTCTTTCTCCCTTACTGCTTCTTCTATTTTGAAGGCACTTTCTGAAGGTCGGATAGGTACGTTATGGCGAGTAAAAACTATACCGTCTTCTGCGGTCAGTTTAACTTCAACGATACAAGGATTCCTATCTAAGTCATCAAGGTGAAGTGAACCCCTTGTTAAAGACCCTACATTTACTACAGTCGCTCCATTTTTAAGTTTTTTGATTCCTTGGTCTTTATGCCAATGCCCAAAGAACCAACCATCTACTTGAGGGATACTATTAAGAAAGTCATAACCTATAATGTCTTCCCCTTCAAACATTGAGCCTATCTTTCCTTTTCTAGCTAACAAATGGCAAGCTACTAGGAGATAATCTTCGTCTTTCTTAGTTAGGTTAGAAAGACGATCAAAATCATATTCTACACCATGATAAGGTATCCCAACTATTCTAACTTTAACACCATCACCTTCTAATATGATTTCTTTCTCATCTCCAAACTGCTGAAATACTTTAGAAGCAAACATAACTCCTAAAGGCTGTTCGGGAAGGTAATCTATGTTTCCATATTTAACATCATGGTTACCTACAAGCACATGAACAGGGCAGGGGTACTCTGAATGTGCATCGCAACTCTTTCTCACAAGATCATGTGAGTTTTTAGTGGGGGACTTAACATCAAAAAAATCACCTCCATCAAGCACAACATCTGCGTTTAGATCTTTCGCCTTTTTCCCAATCCACTTCAGCTTCTTAATCACATCTTCTGACCAAACCCCTGTCCTTCTTCTAGGTGTTCGATCTCCCATATGAACATCTGTCCTCCATATTAATCGTGGCATTTATCAACTCCTTTTCTTAAGCACATTGGACACTCTTCTTCTAAAATCAAGTTTTGAATGTCCTTAAGTTCTTTAGCTATTTTGTTTATTTCCTTTTCAGCGAGGGCAATCCCCCACTGAAGCTTCTGTCTTTTTTCCATCCTTTTTATTAAATCTGAGTTGTCTTGGTAGTCTTCGATTTCTCCTAGCTTTTGGACAGACTCTAAAAGCAAGATTTCTACCTCTACCTTCTTTCTTTTTTTCAATAACTCTTCAAGTTGAGTTATGTCATTCACTTTTGGTACTTCAGGTAGGTGGTAGCTCTCTAAACCGACCTCTATCATGCCTGTAGCCATTTGAAGTTTTATTTTTCTCTTCTTTATTCTTACGGCTTCATCTATTTGACTAAACTTGTCAAAGTTAGGTGTGGGTATTTCAACATCTCTTACAGGAGAAAGAAACCTCTCTGCTACGGACAGTATTCTTTTCTTGCGATCTAAAACTTCAATTTCTTGAAGCATTTTTTCAGCATTTTCTTTCTTATCTTTTTCTCGCTCATATACTTCAAGTTTTGAATAGTCAAAACCTTCATATAATTGGAGATTAGTTTGAGCTGTTTCTAAGTCTTCTCTTTTAATCTTTGTTCGAGACTTAATATCTCTTACTTCCGACCTTGCATGAGTAGAGGCTTTTTCAAGTTGTTGAATAACGTCTACATCAGATAACGCAGAGGATAAAGCACTTGGGGGTAAGTCGATTAGAAATATACTCTTAAACTGCTTGGCTATTTGTGGGTAAAGTTCTCGACCGTCAACTTCAACCGATCTCACACCTAGATCTTTAACTTCATCGGGAACTCCACTACCTACCTTTGATATTTCTTTCCCATTCACTAAATACTTATTTACTTTTTTACCCTTCTCCCATTGGACTTCATTCCCGTCTCCAAACACCACACAAACGCTTGAGTGAGTCTCGCCATTACGGACATGGGCATTGCCTCTAAGATTAGTAAAAACCCCGTTAAAAGCACGAGCAAGGGCTGACTTGCCAATACTGTTTTCTCCTGTGATAACCGTAAGACCTTTCACTTCTACTTCAGCTTGTTTTATAGACTGAAAGTTCTGTACTTTTACCAACATTTTATCCCCCCTTAGAAGATTCCCATATTACGGTGCTTAAGTCTTTCTCTAACTAAAAACCAACTTTGAGCCGTCATTTTTTTAGGAGAACAAGACTTCTCTTCCATTATACCTAACTTAAGTATGATGTTGTTAAAGTCTTCCTTTTCGCCCATAAAAAACAGTCTCTCTTTTAAATCCTTACAAACATAAATCATGATATATTTGTCGGGCTTCTCATGGTTCAATTCGTAAATAACAAATGAAATAAAGAAGATTAAAAGAAGAATGGAAGCTCGACCATTACCCATTAAATATCCCCTAGAATATCTTCCATGTCCTCTAAATCACCAAGAGCGACTTCCGCTAAGTTAGGGTTCTCTTCTTCGCTCTTGCTCTTAGGATCTGTTAAGAATGGTTTTACTAGAGCAAAGATCTGAGAAACGTGTTCTTCACTCAATGCTTCTTTAAAACTATTAAGACCTTGGGCTCTTATCTCCCCCTCGTTGCTATTCCAAGAATACCATGCACCTTTTTTACTCACAATACCTGTCTTAATCGCAAGCTCAAGAACTGTTCGGACGTTATCCACACCCTCACCACTGATAAGGTAAAAGTCAACTTCTCTGTGAGCTGAATCTGAGACTTTGCATTTATCAAGTTTGGCTCGGACACAAGTACCTAAAACGGAGTCTACTGCTTTACCTTGCATACCATCCCATACCTTCCCTTTTTCTTTCCCTACAACACGAAGCATAATCTGAAGGGTAGAATAGAAAGACCAAGCCTTCCCACCTTGAGGGATCTTTTTAGGTCCTGCGAAAGAAGTCATCCCCCCGATTGATTCACGAAGCTGTGAAATGCCGATAATCGCTGTTTCACTACCTTTGATTTTTGATTTAATCTTAGGCAGATACGCAGACCAAAGTCGAGCATTGAGTCCAACAGGTGCAGGTCCGTCATCTTGTTTCTCAAAGAACGCTTTAGGAACTGCGGCCCCTACGGAGTCGATTACAATAAGGTCAACACCTGCTTGTGCCATCGTGAAGATATAACGCAGACCTGCTTCAAGAGTATCGGGTTGGATTAAGAGAAACTTTGAAGTGTCGGTGATAGGTACTCCAAGAGCTTGTGCGTATCTGTGATCAACCTCATGCTCCCAATCTATATAGACGCAAGTACCACCTTCTCTACAGGTCTCAGCGGCAGTCTGAAGGGCAATAGTAGTCTTTCCTGCACCTGCTAATCCATAAAGATTAGTAATGTTTCCTTTAGGGATTCCAGGGCAGGGGCGAACCCCTTGATCATTCTCTTTACCTCCAATAAGGTAGTCAAGGGCAACAGATCCTGATGAAATGTGAGGGCGACTTTCTTTAAGGCTGTTGGGATCAAGAGTCACAACATGGTCTTCTTTCAAGACACCCGCTACCACTTTTGCGGCTGACATTAAATCTGTTTTTCTTTTCGTTGGCTTTTTTGCTTTTGCCATCTTTATTCCTTTCAAGTGAATGAGGACACCTCTTTATATATAAGATTAAAGTCAAATCCGATCTGTTTTTTACACTAATTTTCAGACCATTTGAAAAACCTGTCGTTTTCCTTATACGTTATGCCTTTTCTTTTTACTTTGCCTGCCTTCTTTCCTCTCACAAACTTCTCATAAGCTGTGAAAGTTTTAGCTTCTAACTCTGATAAATCAGCTACTTCAATTGTACCTTCGATAAGTTGCCAAAATCTCCCTGCTGTTCTACCTACCCAATAAGCGTCAGCTTGATGGTGATTCCATCTCTTCGCCCCTTGACCCTCAGTGGCTTGCTTCACCGCATCGACCATATCTCCTTTGACCATCTTCCAACCCTTTGGGCGGTTAAGAAATACGGAGGCATGAGCTTTGACTTGGTTAGGGGAAAGATAAACTGTATCGACTCTTTCAAGCATTAAAGCTTCGTTTGAATAAAGAAAGAGCCCATACATACCCTCTGAATAAAGATCATTAAAGATAGGCGATTCGATACCCACTCTTAGTGTTTTATCAGGGTGGTCTGCTCTGACTTTCTGTATGATTTCTCTAAGCCCATCTCTTAGGTATATGTATCTTTTAATAAAAACCATATCTGCTTTAGTAGACATCATTCCTTTATCTAAGAAAGTGCCGTCATCTTCCATCAGTACCCAACCAAAGTTTCTGAGAGAAGGGTCTAGTCCTAATATCATGTGTTATCCTTTTATGATCTTCGAGTTGTAAATATATATACAAGAAAAGGAGACACTCTTATGAAATTATCGGAAGTAATAGCGGAGCGTTATTTAGAGAACTTGGAAATCTTTGATGAGTTGCCCAAGAAGAAATTACGAGTAAGACCCTCTGAGATGAAGAAACTAGCTTCAGCTTTTGGAGACTGTTATCAAGTAAATGGTAAATACTTTTTAGACCATGCTTATCGAAATCCTAATCTCAGACTTGTTCATGGAGAAGTCATGGGTCAAGGAGAGCTACAAGGTATTTCTTACGGACATTGTTGGTGTGAAGAGGGAGGCGAAGTTCTTGATTTCTCTAATGGTCGAAACATAAAAATCGACAAACGAGTCTATTATGCTTTAGGTCAAATAGATCGCTTCAATAACACCTATGTATATGACCAACCGACTTTCTCAGAAATGATCTCAAAATATGAACATTGGGGTCCTTGGGAACTAAAAACTAAAACAGGTTTATAATTCTATAGTTTTTTTATGACTGTCGTTTTAGAAAAAGGAGACAGAAAAATGAATCAACCGACCCGAAATCAGCTACAGTATTTAAACTACCGTATATCTAAAAGAGCAAGTACAGACATTTTAGTTAAAAAAATGGC